TCGGCCGCCGCTCAATACAGAGATACTCCGCGACCAGCACCGCCCGCGCCTCGCCTTCGCCGCGGATCCACTCCGGCGCGTCCTCCGCCAGCTTGGTCAGATCCCCGTCGGACATCTCCGCCAGCGCAGACGGCAGATCCTCGACCTTGCCCGTCTCCGCGTTCGTTTTCTTCACCCGCTTGTAGAGCTGCTTGTACTTCGCCCAGGAGACCCACTCGAGCACGAATGCGTGCTCGCCGTCGGAGAAATCCGGCTCCGTCGCGAACGGATCGAAGTAGACCGCATCCTGATACAGAATCCGCTTGATCCGGATGTTCTGATCCTTCGTCTGGTCGTAGTCGGCCGCCGGCTCCGTCACGACCCGCCAGGCCCCGCGGCCCGCCTTTACCGCCCGATTGAACCCCCAGGACCGCGCTAGCCCCGCCCGCGACTCCCGATCGATCTGCCGGTACAGCCCCGTCATCGTCTCCGCGGTCTCATCCTCCGCCGTCTCCGACTCCGGATGAAACGTCACGCCGAGATGTGCCGCGCGCTCCTGATTGAGCACCAACCGGACCGCCTGCTCGATCTTCGGAATCGCAATCATCGGGCGATCCGGCATCACGACCCCGCCACCGAGATCCTCGCCGGCTCGCCAGCTTTTCGCGTCCGTGGACCACATCAGCGCCGGCACCTGATACCGCAGCGCCGCCTTCTCGCGCTCTGCCTGTCGCCACACCGCCGACGCCGCCACCTGGAGCCGCTCAAGCGCCAACTGATGATCGCCTTCCGCGCCCTTCGAGCTGTAATCCGGTTCGGACGGTTCGTTCTCCTCGTCCGGCTCCGGCTCCGCCGCGTCGGCGTCGTACTCGTCGGCCATCTAGTGCTCCGTCGTTGGTAAGCTCGCGCCGTGCGCCTTCAGCAGATACTCAGACTCCGCCGAGATTTCGTCCATCGACGCCCGACGCCCGCAGCCCGCCACCGTGCAGCGATACAGGAACGGCCCGTCCTTCTCATACTGATGCAGATGACTCGGTCGTGGCGCCAACGCCGCCTCCAGCCGCTCGACCGCCTGGGGATCCGGCGCCTCCAATGTCATCGGCGCCGCCGTCTCTCGCGTGATCGTCACCGACCCGCGCGCCCTGACCGCCGCGCGCCGATCCGCGAGCACCTGTTCCTCCCGCACTTCCGCCGCCACGCCACGGATATACGCCACTATGCGCCGCCAGCCCCGAGGCCGCCGCGCCTCCGCCTGCAACGCCATCACATCCCGGCTGAACGCCGTGATCGCGTTCGCCATCGCCTCCATCGCGACACCCTGCCGGTTGATGATCTTCTTGTGGCTCGCCAGCTTCTCCTCGAGCTCCGACACGCGCCCGAGCGCCTCATCGACCACCGCGCGCCGCAGCTCCGCGCGCTCCGCCTTGGCCTGCTCCTCGCGTCCCATTAGTTCACGCTCCGATCAGGAGCCGGCGAGTAGCGCCCCACCTGTCGCATCGCGATCACGCGGACGAACCAGCAATGCAGACAATAGGCACCGAGATCGCTTCGCACGCAGGCCCAAGCACCGCACCGGAAACATGAGAGCATCAGCCCACCCCACCCGGCTTGATCGGCGGATCCACCACGATCGGCGGCTCTGCAATCGGCGGCTCCGCGTCGATCGGCGCCTCGCGCTTGGCGATCCGCCGCGCCGCCAGCGACACCGCGTCATCCTCGCGCGCCAGATGCTCCGCGTACCACGTCAACAGCACATCTGGCCCGCCCGTCAGCGCCGCGTCGATCGTCCAGGCGTCATCCGTCCGATCCGGATCGAGGTCGTACGCCTGCTTCCGCAATGACGCCGCGCGCTCGAGGGCTCCGGCCGCCTTGACCACATCGCCACCGACCGCCGCGATCGCCCCGCCGCCCGCCGCCGCCATGCGCGGCAGATTCGAGCGGTACTCGTCGTGCGCCGCGCGCGATTGCTCCAGCAACTCCGGCACCGTCAGATCAGGCATGATGCGTGCCTCGGAGTATACGTCAGCTTTGCCATGGCTTCGCGACCAGCTCATCGTAGAGCCGCGGCAGCGTCACCTTCGCCGCGTTCGCTGCTGCGATGAACGCCGGCCACAAATGCCGCACCGCGTACTCCGTCGGCGGCATCAGCGACACCATCTGCACGTCCAGATCGGACTCCCCGATCGAGAGCGTTTCCCCGCCGTTCTCGCTCTCAACGACGAACGTGACCCGCGCAACCACTCGCGGCCCGGCGGCATTCACCTTGACGATCGGCACCATTCACGCCCCCATCCACGAACTCTTGCCAATCGGCGCCCGCGGCCCATACCCCGGCGCCGGCTTCTGCTTCCGCGGCGCGATCGGCTGCGCGAACGTCAGCACCAATGCGTCGGCATCATCCGGCGACCGCTCGCCCCGCTTCTGGAGATCGGCCTTCGACTCGATCAGGAGCTTGCCGGCTTTGTTGATGTGATACCCCGGCAGGATCAGCTGATCGCAGAGGAGATCCTCATCCGGGATCGAGCCGTACAAGAGCCATTCCTTCCCCCGCGCGTACATGTACGCCCGCGCGTTCGCCTGATGCGCGTCCGCCGACTCGCCGCCGAAATTGACCTCGATTACGTTGTCGTACCCCATCATCTTCAGCGTCGCCGCGATCGCCGCGCCGAACGCTGTGTCGATGAACATCGCTGCGATCTGCCGCTCCGGCCGCGTATCGCTCAACAGCTCCGCGCACAACGCGACGCGCTTTGAACGGTCAGGATCCGAGCCCCCCGGCATCCGGATCGGCGGCAGTACGCGCCCGTTGAGCCCGCGCCGGAACCGGATCACGTTCCAGGCCGAGCCATCGCCCGAGACATCGAACCCGGCGACCAGCGGATCGGCCGGCAGATGCGGCTGCGTCCGGACGCGCGCCAGGTCCACCCGCTCCTTATCGATATACTGGAGCTCCGACGCCCGCGGCGCCAGTCCGCGCACACGCACCCGGAAGAAATCGCTATCCTCGCCGTAGTCCTCGAGCCATTGCGCGATCAGTCCCGGCGGATACGCCGTATCCCGCGTATCGATTACGGCCGGATGCCAGCGGCCGCGCGTCCGGCCGAACACCGACTCGTAAAAGAGCCCGGTATTGCGAACCATGTTCCCCGTTAGGTAGACATGCGGCTCGCCGTCCGTCATGCCGCCCTCGACCGCGGCCGCGATCTTCGGCCCGAGCCCGCTCGCCTCATCGACCAGATAGAACGACGTCGACGTCGGCGCGTGCTGCCCCTGGAACGCGTCGGACTTCGTTTCGTTGTTTGGCAACGGCACACAGAACCACGACGCCCGATGCCCCTTCCGAAAATGGATCGTCGCGTTGATCGTGAACCAATGCGCCGTGATACACCGCGCCGCCCACACCTGGATCGCCGCCCACGTCTTGTACTGGAGCTGATCGTCGGTATTCGCCGTCACCGAGCCCTGCGCGTTGCGCCGCGTCGACATCAGCCAATTCTCGATCCACGCCAGGAGCGCCGACTTCCCGGAACCGTGCCCGCTCGAGATCGACCCACGGATCGGCTCGACCGCATGCACGCCGTCGAACCCCCGCGCCTCGACCTCTGCGCCGATGTACTGGAGCTCGCCGACTTGCCATGCCGGATCCGGACCCGCTCGCCCGTTGATCGGCCAGTCGTACGCCTCGATCACGAACCGCAACGGATCGGCGTAACAGTCCGCACAGAGATCGATTAGCGCCCGCTCGAGATGCGCCGGATCCTGACGGAGCCCATCGCGCGCTATGTCCGCCGCGCGTCCCATCAGTCCGACTTCTCCTTCGGCTCCTGGGGATCGACGCGGGGCGCGAGAAGGGCGCGTTCACGCAGCCGCGCCGAGCATTTGGCTTCGTGCTCATCACGGCAGGCTGGACGCTTGCACACGTAGACCGTCACGCCAAAATCAATTCGGCAGTCCGAGCACGCCAACAGCGTCGTTTCGCCGCAGACGTGGCACACCTTCTTGGCGTCACATACGCTACAGCATCGCCGTTCGGCTTCGTATGTGCCCGCCGGCGAGGGAGGGGCGACCGCCTCCCCTGCCAATCGCGGTGATGTTTCTGGACACGGACAACCGATGCAGATATTCGCGAGCGTGCGTCCCGCGTGACGATGACCACAGGCCGCACAGTCCCATCCTTCGCGGGCCACGAGCGCCGTGCAATCCAACGGAACGACCTCATTCACCTGCGGGGCGACCGCCTCACGGACGAGCAGGGCGTTCTGCCATTCGTTCACGATGGCTTGTAACTCACCGTTCGCCTGATGCACGGCTGGGTGGATACGTCGCATCTCCCATAGATGATCGGCCACCCGTTGCAGGGCGCGGAGTCGGGTCACGTCAGACATTTGGTTTCACCGTCCACTGTTCCACCAACGACGGCCCCCCCGCGGCCGCCGTCCCCACCGCCGCCGGCTCCCGATACTTCGGACACTCGCACGGCACCCCGCGACGCACTCGCAGACACGCGCCGGCCCCGAACCGATGCAAGGTCTGGAGATCGCCGCACTCGCAGACGACCAGCGCCGGCTCGATCGGTCCGTCCGCCATCACAGCCCACGCACCACGCGCGCCCGGAGCGCCAACGCCAAGCCAATCGACCCCACCGGCGCCGGCCATCCGTGCCCCGTATTCCCGCGAGACTCAACCGTGGAATCCGCCGTCGCATAGAACGCCGACCAGAACGTCGCATTCCGGCCTTGCGTCGGCTTCCGCCGATCGCCCTCCAACCGGACTGCCAACGACTTGCCCCGAGGGCGCCGCTTGATCATCGTTCTCTCAGCCACCAACTCAGGATCCCACACGCCACGCACGTCAACAGGTAGAGCCCGAACACCACCTCGACCAAGAACACCATGTATTCACCCCTTCACGGTTGGCCGCCACGCGCACGAACACCCCGCAACACACCCGCTCTTGCTATGCACGCGCACCGGATGCCCGCACCGACGCGGGCACATCGGCTCGACGGCCACCACAGCCACCGGGGCGACCTTCCGCGCCCGCACCGCCTTCGTCGGCGTCACCGCAGACACTCCCAAGGCACCCGCGCACAGCCGCGCGATCAGCGCCCCGACGCTGACCGACTCCGCCCGAGCCCGCGCCCGCAAGGCTGTATACACCGCACGGTCCGTCATCCAAATTTGATAGCGCATGCTGTATACAGCCTACGCCCCTAGAGGCCCACCTGTATACACCTTACTTCTTCCGGCCGCGCGCCGCGTTCCGTTCCCGGCCCCGATCCAGCCGCGCCA